GACGCTGGTTTGTACAGGTAATGCAGCTCTACCGTATAACCAGAATCTGGTACAGGCGACAGCTCAAAGGCTGTTTGGTCAAACAATGAGTAATACTTTGGCCTTCCAGTCGTTGTCGTGGTTGGGCTGTATTCCTTAATGAATGACGGATGCTTGAAATCCAGATAATGGTACTTGTTGTTGCTATCAATAACCGCCAATGAAAACGGAGCAAAGTAGTCGCTTGGCGTAGCCAAGAAACGGTTGCTTGTTGACAACGCACCTTGCACGTTCTTTCTTTGCTCTGGTAGCTGAACCATCTTAAAGATTCGGCTCTCAGCCTCTTTGATAAACGTGTTCAGGTTGTTGTTGAACGTAGTCTCATTGACCTGCAAGTAATCTTGCACAGTCGATTTTAGCGTTGCTAGTGTGAAGCTCATGACGTTGTTACCTCCACAGTGCCAACACTACAGGTTATTCCAAAAGTTTGCAAAGTTGTGCCCAATTTACCATTTCCAACATTGGTGTATACGGTAAAGAAATTGTTGTCGTTACCGTTGGCCGCTTGATCTGGTCGAGTGATCTGCAATGCCTGCGGATCAATGGGCGTTGGCCGAGGCATGAGCTGCGGATGCTTTGGCGACCACTGGTCTGGGCCTACCAACAAGCCATCCCACGTCATTTTCATGTCACGCAGACGATAGCGAAAGCCTGTGATGTCACAGATGCCGTAGGCTCGTTTGTTGGATGCGTAAGCCATTAGCCTAAGTTGTACCCGCGTAGATCAGGGGCAACCCTGAACGACACTCTGTCTTGGTCTTGGCTCAACGCCCTTTCAAACTCTTCTTCGTAAAGCTGCTTGAGCATAGCAACCTTTTCAGGTGCTCTCTTCAAAGCTATGTAGTACGCAAGACCAGCCGCCAAGCAGGGGTAAAACCGAAACGGTACTTGCAGTGTGTTTGCTCCAGCGTCTGCGTCATCCATTCGGCTAAGCACGTTCAGGTACAAATCGTACTTAGATGTCTGATCTGGTGCAGGCCAAACCGTGATGCTTGGGTTGATCTGCTTGTCTACGAAATACTGATTAGGCTTGCCAGTGCTGGTCTTGGTTGACAGGTTCGCATACTCAGACCGAGACATGCGGGTCAAAGGAACGTCCGTTGAAACTCCGCCCATTGTCTCCCTGATGAAGACATCAAGCACGTCGATTGTTGCGGTTGGGTTGGTCGTGTCAATTGTGTAAGAGGTCGTGTCTTTGACCATCGGCAACGTCTTTTGGTTGATCGTCCACTGATTCAAACCACGGTTTGCCCACTCAGCGAGCATCAGGTTAAGGGATCGATTGGCCGTCTTTAAGTCATAGCCCGTGCGAAGCTCTAAGCCGCAACGCTCAAAAGCTTCTTCAACGTAGTCTGCTACGTCTAGCTCGAAATCTTTACTTCCGCTTACGGCCATCTTTCTTCTCTGGTGCGTAGAGGTTATCGAACACTTTGTTCACGTCGAGAGTGTAGTCCAAATCACTCTTGCTGTAATGGATATGTTGACTCGGGCGGAAGTCTGGTGCGCCCTCGCCCACTGAGAACCATGCAGGGTGCGTGACTCTAACTCGGTTGTTGGGTAGGGCCACGATGTTGCCCGTCCAATCACCAGCATCAAGTAATTGCATAACATGGCTTTGCTTATGCTGAGCAGGATCGTCGGCTATCTCATTTTCGGCATAATCAACAGTGAATAAGTATTTTGCCGGATAAAATTCACCGTCTATTTTGGCGATCCAAGGGCATGGAGTGCAACGATCTAGCACATAAACCGAGTGGTGGTATGACGAGCAATCCCACGGCTGCGCTGCCCAAACAGGCATAGGATCAGGCCAACCCTCGTAGTCGGCGTCCGCTGCCAGAGCCGTAATGGGCATCCTTGCCCACATAGCTCCGCCGTGGACATTAGGCTCGTCTTCATCACACTCGGCTCCCGTAAAAATAACTTGGAAGCTCAAGCACCGTGTCGGCATTGTCGTAACCGCGATAGCCATAGCGTGTATGAACTCGCCATGAAACTTTTCGTGGTTATGGGTGTACTCGCGTCTTACCCAGCACTTAAAGTACGGGATATTGCTCTGTAAGTACGCCATTTAGCGACCATACAAGCCACTGTTTTTGCTTGATGGCTTCTTCATTTTTACTGCGCCACCTTTTTTCATGCCGCTCGGCTTCTTAATGGTGCCGCCTTTATTCATGCCACCCGGCTTCTTGATAGTGCCGCCCTTGTTTCTCATGACCCTTGTGCCAGTCATTTTTCTTCTGCTCGGCGTAGGAGTAGCCGTTTTTGTGGCTGGGCTTTTGGCTTTAGGCAGGCCACGAGGCGTCTGGCTCTCATAGTCATCCACGCTGATAGCCTTGTTATCGAGTGGTAATTTTTTCTTCTTGAATCCACTCTGGCGCTCATAGTCATCTACGCTTATAGCTTTATTTGAACCTTTTTTCATAATCTCGCCTCCGTTTTTAGCGAAAGTTGAGACGTTAGTAGGCTTCCCGCCAACGCCTTGTTTTTTTGACCGCTTGCGGCTAACCGCTGAAGCAATCTGCTTTTTGCTCATCTTAGCAGCTTTGTCTGCGGGTACGCACTTTGGGTAACCGCGATCAGAATCGCTGGTACTACTACGACCACACTTTTCAAAGCCACCGCCTTCCTTGGGCGCTGAGATGTCAACCCAGTTACCACCTTTGCCCTTACCAAACCATTTTTTAAGTCCGCTTCTGGGCTTAGCCACGAGGTACTCGCGTCTTCTTCTGCTTGCTGGGCATGATAGCACCACAACCACGGCCTTGAACCATCACGGTTCCGCCCATGTTCATTTTCTTTGCCATGCTCTTGGCAATTGCAGTGCCACGCTTGCGCTCGTATCGGCTCAGTTTGCCGTCGTTATCAAGGTCACTTTTCTCAGGGTTCAGAGTTACTTCGCCACCTGTTTCGCCCTTGTATGTGCCGCCCATCCGCTTGTACTCCTGCACCATCCAGCCGTTAGCGTAGGCGCTAGGATACACGTCGAATTTAGCTTTTGCTTTAGCCTTAGCCTTCTTGTAAAGCGAAGGGTTCGCTACGTTCTTTGGTATTCCACTAGCCATTAGGATTCCGAGATTTCTTGATATGTTGGGGTCGCTGATCGAGCGTAATCACCGGGGTCATACTGCATGTAATCTTTACCACCATAGAAAGGATTGTAACCTGCCGCTTCAGACCCAGACGGGCCGAATCCTGCGTAAGCACCGCCTTCGCCTTCAGGTATAAAGGGATCTGTTCCAACTGGAGGCGTGGTTGTAGCTGGAGGCGTGGTTGTAGCTGGAGGCGTAGTTGTAGCTGGAGGCGGTTGTTGGCTTGCCATCTGAGCCATCACGTCTTCAGTAATCTGTTTGCGTAGCGCCTCGGTGTCAACCTCGCTAGGTATTTGTCCTCGCAGAGCCTCAATTTGCTGCTGCACTGGGTCTAAGGCAGAAGATATTTCGCTCTGGCGCTGGCCTGCAATGGTTTGTGACAAGCCGCTCAAGTCATCTTGAGTCAAACCAGAAGACTGCAATGCGTCAATCCGAGAGGATAAATCAGCCCTCTCTCCCGTCGCCAACTCAATAGATTGTTGAAACTGAGCCGTTTGATCGTTGACCGAAGCCAGTTGTGATTGAATCGCCTCAATCGGTAGTCCACCAAGATTGTCGGCTAGACCGCCAATTTGCTGTTCTAACCCAGCAATGAGGTTGGCTGTTTCGTCCCGTATCGATTCAGACTGAGCCGCGCCGCCAGACTCCACGTCCGCATACAGGTTTTCAAGCTGCTGGTTCAAAGAGTCTATTTCGCTCTGAGTCGCGTCAGCGGCATCTTTTTGAACCTCGTCAAGACGAGCGTAGTTTGCGTCAATCGTGCCAGTGATGTCGGAAAGGTCTGTGGATAATGAGGCAAGGCGATCTTGCAACGTGCCTGCGGAAGCTTCCTGAGCCTGACGCACCAGCCTATCGCCCTCTTCTATCTGCTGAGCTAGTGCAGCTCGCTCATCCAAACCAGCTTGGCGCAGTCCTAACGTCTCTGCATCAACGCCTCGGCGCATGTCTTCAATCTGGCCTTCGAGCGCCTTGGTTAAATCCGACCTTTGAGCAAGAGCCGCATCTTCAGCGGTGGATAGCTCTTCACGCAGCAAATCCCGAAGATTGTCTATTTCGGTTTGGCGCGAAGCCGCTGCCGCTTCGTTTGCGTCCCTTTGCTCTTGCATGACGCGCTCGTATTGGCTTGCCATCGTATTTTCTGTGGAGGGCATAAGAGCCTCCAAAGTACGCATGGTGGGCGCTACTGGCGCTTCTCTTGGGTCTCTGTCGTAAACCGACTGCTGCATCAAGTAGCGATCCAGCGCCGAGTAAGGCGAAGCTGAGCTTCCGTATTCGCCTAATGCTGACAGCAGGTCATTAGATTCAGCCATTAGAATCGAATCCCTCGCACGTTAACTCCGCGCATGATTTGTCTGCGAATCTCTTCCATGTCTGGTTTTTGAGGTCTTGCTCCACCACGCTCAAATTCTTCGACGCTTATGAATCGGTTGGGGTCAACATTTCTTCGAGGGGAAGCACTCATCACCGGCATTCCAAGACGATCTTTACCATACGTAAACTCAAAATTAGAATCGTCAACCTCTTCATCATACCGGCGAGGCAAAGGAATCTCTCGTCGCTGATCCATCTGCTGTCGAAGCTGTCCAATAATCCCACCCAATGAGCCTTTGCCGCGACGATCCATCGGTCTGCGTTGAACGCCACTCATTTGCTTCTGCCTAAGCGCCTCTCGAAGCTGTTGTATCCTGTCAGGCATTTGAGGCGGCAACGGAAGGCCGTCACCCATACCCGGAACACGTTCTCCTACAGTGATGCCATAAACTTCATTAGGCATAGGCGCTGGAGGCAGAGGCATTCCAACGGGTGCTTGCCCACGGTTGTACACATCGTCTGGGCGACGAGTGCCTCTTGATGGATCAAGAGTGCCTTCCATACGCATACGAATCCCATCGTCTGGGCGGCTTGGAGACGGAGACCTACCCTCGAATTCTTCGACACTGATAAACCTGTTGGGGTTAAGTGGTGGCGTCGGCAACGGGCGACGGGTCGGCATTGGTGGTTGAGGAATTGTTTGGCCTTGAAGCGCCTCAATCAAACCACCTATACCGCCCTGCATCGGATCTTGTGGGGCTTGCGTTGGCAAACCTCCACCACCTGCTGCTTGATCTTGCAAGTCAAACAGCTCTTGTTGTAACCGCAAAAATTCGGGCGTACCTTCTTGGTCTCGCATTTGATTAAGGGCCAAATTTCTTCGTTGTATTTCGGGATACAACGGACTTGATTCTATGCGAGCTTGTCGCTCACGAAACTCTTCTGATGCTACAAAACCCATATCAAATCACCAATTTTTGCAAGACCAATAGGAAGCTGCGAATACGTCTTTCTTCTTCTGAACCGCATCGCAATTATGTCTGGCACGAAAGTTGCGCCGACGCTCTGGACTGTCACGCTTGATCTCCATATTCGGATCACCGTAGCGCACAATCTTTACCTGATCGCCTTTTTTGGCTAGAACCGCAAACTTTTTGTTCTCGCCGGGCGTTCTTTTCTGTTTGTTATAGCCGGGGAAAGACTCGCCTCGGTAGACGAGCCTGCCCGACTTGGTTCTCTTAACG